TGCTTAAAGTTTTGTTTTTCTTTGCTCTCATATTTAACCTGTTATTTTTCTTATTATTACGTTTAAGTCTCCTACTCTGACATCCGTAGACTGATTATTTTTAACGTATATCTCTACATAATCACCTGTACTAATCTCACATATATCTTGAATAGCAAACGGAAAAGGCTGATTAGACGTTGATGTTCTAACGGTAACCTCTGATTCCGCTTGAACTACGCCATTTATAGCTACAGCTACTGATATTACTTGATTCGCAGCACTACTTTGAACCGTTCCTACAGCAGTATAAATAAATTCTGCTGTAATAATACCACTATATAAAAGTCTATTGTCTACTGATTGTGTCCATTTAGGAGAATTTCCATTTCCTAATGTAGTTGCTCCAGAAGCTTTTACCCATACGTTAACATTTGGAACTCCTATTGTAGTGTTAGTTCCATTATTAATCATGTAATTATGACCTACGTTAGATGTATTTGTGATTCCAATATTATTTATGAACAGAGATTTTACAGATGTGTGATTAAATCCATCTAAATATGTACCACCTCCTGAGAAGTTGCAGTAGTTCAAAATAAATCCATCGTCTGGAATAGTAGGTGCAGGAGTAGTATCAATACCTTTCTCACCTGATAGAATGATAAACGATGAGTAAACGATTCTAAATCTACGTGTAACAGTTAATGTAGGTGCTAAAATAAAAGCTGTTCCTGATGCGTTACAATTAAACAAGCATTGAGTAGCACCGATTGTACCTATTGTTCCATCAAATGTAAGATTACCACTATTCAGGAACGCAGAATCCTGCATAATGAAGTTAGAATAGTCCTTGATGGTTCCGATAGTAGCGCAGTCAGTAAAGTTAACACCGAACCAATCCAAAGCCGTAGTAGTTCCGTCTCCGTCGAGATTTAAAGCTACGTTAGCTTCAATAGTAATATTACGTATAGGCAGCGAATAGTTAGATGTAATTAGCGCAGTTCCTGTAAGCCCTGTTGATTTTATTCGGCAGTTTTCTGATGAACCTCCTAATATAGTTGTGTTTGCGCCACATGCCAACCTATCTCCAGTAAGGTCTACCTCATCAGTAAAGAAATAAGTAACTCCCGCAGCTAACGTGATTACTCCCGCAGATGGGGTAGGTAAATCAGATTTTTGAGTTACGAATACAAAATTATTTATTGACGGGCTTGGAGTAAGATTCGTGTTAAAATAAGAAGTTAAATCTGCTATAGATATTCTGTTAGAAAGGCCTTCAGAATTTTCCACATATAAACCCTCGTCTCCATTTAAAGAATCCGTCTCAAAGTGTCTTATGTAATATGGTATTTTAGCCATTACTTACCTTGTCGTGTATAAAGTTTCTTGTAATTTTTACTTGATTTTAGCTTACTCGCTTTACTCTTTGCATGAACGCCCTTGCGTTTTACCCTTGGCTTCTTAAGAAAGTTGGTTACGTTAGTTTGCTTCGCCATTTTTTATCTGTTCAAGTTTACGCTGCGCCCATTCTACACCTTCATCTCCACCCCATGCAAGCCACATTAATCTACCACATCCATCACCTAACTCTTTTTGTGAATTCTGTCTGTGTCTTTCAAATGCTGCCATTCGTGAAATCGTTTCTTCTGAAATGGGTTCGTTATTAGACAACTGACTGGCACGAATTTTTCCTACGGAAGTTCCACAAGAACCCCATCCATTCTCTTCAGCGTATCTAACAGCTATCTTTGCGTTTTCTACGGCTGCCTTTGGATAGTCTGTATAGGAGCGTAATTCCATTCTTTCAGCGTCTACTATAATCTTTTTAATTGCTTCAAGTAGAATTTCGTCTTCGTCTTTTTTCGTATCAATAAGGCTCATTTCGTATTTGTCAGCGAAGTAACCCTCAATAGAAAAACCTTTAACTTTGCCTTCTTTTACGTCTCCCCACACCTCATCGTTATTTACCTTCATAGAAATCATCCATGTTCCTATTGGTAAATCAAAACCATATAAACGGGATTTATCCGATTTCTCATCTTCAATTATCCAACTCTCTACAACGCTCAAACCTTCTAACTTGTCTTTATGTTCGTATGTAGCGTTATTTTGATTAGCCCTCATTAAGAATAATTCAGAGGCTTTACGAACCGTGTTTTCGCTGAAGAAGATATAATACTCTTCTTTCTTTTCGTTAACTCGGTAAATCTGTTTATTAGGGATCAAAGCAGCACCCATCAATATACGCTTCTCTTCGTCTATCTTTTTGAGTTGTACTTCTTGTTTGTTTAGGGCAATAAAGTTTTCTTCTATTGCTGGAGATGAAACTACGCTTACGGCTTCTATACCGCTCATTTCGTCTTTCTCGTCTATTACTAATTCTATAATTTTCATAACCTATTAACTTTATAATTAACCGAACGTTGCGTAATTAATTCTATTTCTATCTAAACTCTGCGCTGTAGTAACCTCACCACTCACTACATACGCTTGGATAGGCTGACCGCCTAAACCTGCAAGAGGGTTAGTAGCTTGTGCGTTTCCTACTATATTGAAGTTTGGAGAAATTACCGAACTACCTGCACCACCAGTAGGAGCAGATACACCTGCTGCACCTACACCACCTGCAGCACCACCGCCACTAGCTTTAAATTCCTGAGATGCAATTTGCTTAACATTCAACAAACCAGCTGTAACGGCAGCAGCAGCAGCAGCTATACCCAACGCTGGTCCAACTACAGGTATACCTGCCAAAGATGAATAAGCAGCTGTAGCAGACTTGTAAGTGTCAATAGTTGCCTGTGCTATACCTACAGCCTTTTGAATTTCAAATGCTTTCTTTTGTTCTTTTTCACTTTTTCCAGCAAACAACTGAGCAATATTAGAAATAGTTTCTAGCGTATTTTTGGCTGCGTCTATTGCTAACTTTTGATTCTGTGCTCTAGCTTCTTTCTTTTGACGTTCTGCTTCTAATGCGTTTTCAACATCTTGTTTATAGATGTCTCCCCTGAATTGCATTAATGCTAATTCGTCTTCTTCTTGTTTAGCTATTGATTCTTGTCTTATGCCCTCTCTTTCTGCATCTGCATCAAGAAGCATTTGAGTAAAGAAATCTTCCTGCTCTTCGGTTACTTCGCCTTGCTTTCGTGTTTCTTCTATAATTGCTTCGGTCGTTTCTTTGGCTATCTGCTTTCTGCTTTGTGAAGCTTCTTTTGCTCTATCTTTAGCTTCTTTATTAGCATCTGTTTCTTCCTGACGAATCTCTACTTTTTGCTGTCTACGTAAAGCCTTTAAGTCATCGTATTCACCGATTAATGATTGTCTTGCATTTGCTGTAGCTTCCCTCGCTTTTTTTACAATTTCAGTTTGCCGCTCCATTAACTCTTCACTGGCATCATTTGCACGGTAAGAAGCTAAAATATCTTGCTCACGTAAATAAGTTGACTTAGCTAATTCAAGATTCTTTTTAGCTAATGCTAACTCTTCTTCTTGATGTTTAAGGGCAAGCTTTCGTAATTGTTCAGCTGATGCTCCTGCAGCCTTAGCGTAATCATATTGGTATTGATTAGCGTCTTTTAAAACTTTAGATGATCTTGCTATCTGTCTTTCTTGACGTTCTAATGCTTTAGTATGTCTATCCATACTTGCATTCGCCTTTTCGGTGGCAGCAGCCGAATCATAAAACCATGAAATTAAAGCGGCACCTGCGGCAATTAAAGCAGTTATACCAGCAATAAGCAACCCTATTGGGTTTGCCTTCATTGCTAAGTTCAAAAGCTTCTGTACAACGGTTACGTTTTTAATCATTGCACCTAAGTTCTTGAAAGCTTCAACGGATTCCATTACTCCGTTAACACCTTCAGCAAGTGCCATGGCAGACTGAACTTTGAGTAATTGTTCTTGTACGGCTTCGCTTTCTACACCCACTAAACCTAATGCACCTTCAAAAGCTTGAAAGCCATTTAATACACCGCCCAAAGATTGAGTAAGCGCATTGAATTTAGCATCTGGATTATAGGCGTCTGTTAAGGCTTTAGCATCACCAATAGCATCTTTTAATTCAGCTGCACGTTTCGCCGCGTTAATGGCTTCCTTAGATGTCGCTCCGAACTTTTCAGCTAATTCAGCTACTTCAGCCTGTGCTTTTCTTAATTCAGATTTTAAGCTACCAACGGATTCCGCTTTAACTTCTAACTCTATTACTTTCTTTTCAGCCATTACTTATAGTCTTTTTCTTTTAACTTACGTTTGCTTTGTTTGTATGCTTCACGAATAGAAGTAGGTATTTTATGTCTACCTTTTGCTATGTCTATGAAGTCCGACTTTCCGTAGAAATCGTCAATCTTTAGTAAGTCTAATATATTTTTTATCATGCTTCTTGTGTTAAAATCAAAGTATCTGTTTCTGTACTTCCGTCTGTGTACTCGTAAGTAACTCCTATTTCATAAACAACCGTGTTGTACTCTTCAGATCGTAAATACATAGGGTTATTTTCCGTAACAAAATCATCCGAGTTTTCGGCAATTAGAGTATAATGTTCTGTTAAGGTTGGCATTGTAAACGTAACATCTTCGTCTGTCGTTATGTTTATATTACTTGCCGTTACTCCAGTAGCACCCATATCTAAAGAAATCTTTAGCATTCCATTACCTAGTGTAAATGGCATTAAAACACTACCTATTCCTTTTCCTATTGTAGGCATTTTAAGCGCACGTAAACGTCTAAAATCATAAAGCAGTACCAAGTCTACATCTCCTGTATTTACGTTCGTCTTTACCTCATTTATGATATAGCGTTTATCCCGAATGATTAAACGATCATTCATCTTTAAACTCGTCAGTACAGGGGTAGGAAATAATCCTTTGCAATATGTTAGCCTTTGTTTTTTATTGTATAGGTTAGCTAAATAATTGTAGTAGTATGTGATAAATACATTGTTTTGAATAGGCTCTAAATTGAAAGAACTATTGTCCCATCCAAAATTAAGGGAGTAATTAGCCGAGTTGTAAACTAAATCTTGACCAAAAGGCATATAAGTCGTTATTTCATCTGTAGTAGTCCCATTGTTAAAGTAGAAACTACACGATTTTTGCTCGTTCATATATAAAAGAACTGGAGCAGGTATAATTGGTTCAAACGTTTTATTTAGTGAATATCCTACTTGTAAATCAGTAGCTGTAAATTTAGTGTGTAATAGATTCTCAAAAGGTAGGTCTATTGTATACTCCGTACCATCATAATCATAAACTTGGTCTAAATCTCCATATTCTCTGAAGTTATTATCTCCAAATTCTCTATTTAAAAATGTTTCGCTTTTTTGATGTTTGAAACTTATCTTCTTAAATAACGGAACACGCTGAATATCTATACTTTCTACGTCTATATGTTTAGTTACATTAATTATCCTTCCTTGTGAATACCAATCTTCTAATGGGTCAATCTTGAAAGTTGTAGGGTTAACACCTACACAGGTAAGGTTGAATTGCTTTAGTACTCCTGAAACAAAGTCGCTTATTTTCATGTCAGGCATATTACCTGCTAAATCCAAGTTTTTAACGAATACGTTATCCGCAATATTTACTACTTTAAAATCATAAAACGCTCCTGAACTATCCGTCTCTGACCCGTTTATTAACAATGTTAATTCGCAATAATATTGAACGGTAAAATCTTCTGTAGTTCTTCCTTGAAAAGTGTATATCTTGTCTGTGCTGTTATCATATGGAACTATCAATGTAAACTCGGCTACTTCTCCAGCAGGTGCTTCAACAGTAGAAATCAAATTTCCGTTTTCATAAACATCTATATACGTTATATTTGGAGATGGGAATGCTCCTATATATCCATAAGCATTAACATACATTTTAATAGCTGTATCTACACCTGATAAACTTAAAACTCCTAATGGATTTGCAGGGTCAAATACAATATCTATTGAATCATTAGCAACATTAACAAAACTACCTACTCCAGTTGTATCAGGATAAACACTCGTAATATCCAAAGGCTTTCTGTCACTATAGAAATCAAATATATCTTTATTCTTTAACCATAGATAGCAGTTAGTAAAACGCTTATCATTTAAAAACAAACCTTGAAAATCTATTCCGTATTTTGTCTCTATTGCGTTAAATATTCTTGAAATACGAACCGCTGGGAATAACTCTTGATAATGTATATGGTCTGAATTTTTACTTATGTCGGTACTTGCATTATCACCATATGTCCATACTCTATCAGAACTAATCAAAGGATAACGTATATCGTAACTTGAAGAACTCGTTATACGTGTTTGCACCTCTGCTCCTGTGTATAGATGTGAATAAGGAGACATATCTAACGTAGCTAACTTATCCTCTCCAAAGTAATCTTGAAGCGTTCTAATATCTCCGTAGAACGTGATAGTGTAGCTTTCTACTTGTCCTTTTTTTAGGTTAGATTTTTCTATCTGAATCTTTCCTGTTCTAAATGGTATTAGGTCAACTTCTATCCGTGCTTCTCTACGTAGTTGGTGGTCTATAGTTCCGTCTATTGCACTCTCGTAAAAATGCTGAAAGATAGCGTTGTTATGAGGTGACGCAGGTACGGTGAAACTCTGTGAGAAATCAGTAAATACTTTAGCTATATCCTGAACGTTCTGAACCGATGAGGTAACCTGTATTTGTTCGTCATCGAATAGTTCTATTCGTTCTCCCTCTATGTATACTTGAACCTTTCTCATTAAACAACGTTATTGATAATATCAGATGCGTATTGGAATTCTAAAGTGTAGTTAATCATCTTCGTGTTTATCTGTTTGAATAACTCCGTAGATTTCGTGTTTATCTTGACAGGTCTGTTATCTAACAAGATTCTTTCGCTTGTCATAAGCTGTCTTAGATTCTCTGAAAAGTCCTCACTTACCCAATCAGTATTTACGGTGATAGTCTCGCTGTAGTTAGTGTTGAATGTTTTACGCTGTCCTTCTAATACGTCGTAATTAACAAGGTTATTCTGTAACAGATTATACTCCGTGTTTTCTACGTTTATATTGCTTTTAGAAGCCTTAAAGAAATACTCTCTTTGCCATGCTCCATATCGGTTAATAAAGTCGCAGCAAACAGGCTCATAATGGCACTCTGTTTTTGGCTTAAATGTAGCTTCCCACAGCACGTTATTAGATGCGTCTGTAATCTGTGTTAGACATCCATTATCGTAGTAGTTAGGGTTAACTCTGTAAGATGTAATTACACCACTTGTTGGTATAGTAACCGTGTTAGTGGTTCCTGTTACTAACTCCGTGTATTTGACTTTATACCCAGCAGTTGCATTCCATGTGATACTACCTGCTCTTTTTAGTGTGTCAGTAGCTAAAACCGCAGCGGAATCGTATAGAAAATAGTACGTTCCCGCATCTAATAAAATATCTCCCAAGTCTTTATTGTAGCCCTCTGTGTAAAGTCCATATCCGTCAAATACTTTGTAAGTAGTTGTACTTCCTACTTGGCTGAAAGTAGTTGTTAGCTTCTTAAATCTCTTTACAGATACGTTACACCATTCAGTAGTTGTTAATGTTTGGTTGCCTATGTTATAGTTATTCTGAAATTCTGCGTGGCTAATAAACTCCTTTAGGTAAGGTGAAATATTATAAGTAGTCTTTGTGATACTTGGAGCAGGTATCAACTTACTCAAAGTGTAAGTAGGTGACGTGGGTGCGGAACCTGTGCCATTCCAAATATATAACTCTACCTTCGTTTCTATTTGAGACGCTTCATCTATCTCTATAATGAAAGGTGATCTTGCAAATATGTTAGCCATTATTTAGGTTGCTTAATTATATCAAAAAATAGTTTACTTGCTTGTAATCCGTATTTATCTATTAACTCGTCAGGAAGGTTTTTGTATGCTGCTTCAAATGGCTTCGTAAAAAATAAACTCGGCTTAATCCCTTTCGAGTATATGCTCTTCGTCATTATCCAAGCTGTAGATTTGTAACTCATAAACTTACCAGTCTCTCTGTTCTTAAATTGGATTCTACGTCTTTGCACCCATTTCTCCATAGCTTCGGTTAGTCCGCCTTTTTTACCTGTTCCACTACCAAACTTAAACGGAGATTTCGGTGCTTTAGCAGAAGAACGTTTACCACGTACTCCTTGATCTTGATAAGCCCCATATTCTTCCATAGAGAAATACATACCTATAGAGTTAGGCATTGCTTTAACCTCGCCTTTAATAGACTGATGCAGCTTCTTTGAGACGTTCTTATCCTTTGTGGTAAGGTTTCTCTTCGCTTGGTTTACTACATGGTCTCTAAAGCGTTCTAAAGCCTTTTGTACTTCGTCTTTTTGCATTAGCAAATACTCATTTCGTTAGGGACGATAATATCAAACGTCATAGTCCAACCAGCAAGTAAGTTCTCAAATCTCTCTGTAAAGGGTTCGCAGCTTGGCACCCCGTCTAATTGGTATTCGTCATTTGATAGACTTCCGTTAAATAGACTTGCTGCTAATCGTTGGCATACGGCTAACTGCGTATTGAGTACGTCTTGCTCGTTATCATTCCCCTTAAACGTGTCTGTTGTTTCCGTTTTGCTCACGTCTACTATATCCATTGCTATTACGCTAATGTTAAAACGTAGTACGTTCTCTTCGATGTTTACGGCATTAACCATAATGTGAGACAAAGGAAAGATAGTCTGTTTATTCAGGTCTACTTCAAAGATGCTCCCTTCAGTAACCGTGTTTACAAACGGGCTTGCTATGAGTTCCGTTTTTAAGTTATCTATTACGCTATAAAATCCTACCATTTTTGCTGTTGCTTTTTAATCTGTCTAATTTCTATTTCCGTCTTTTGCTTCTCAAAGGTTAAAAAAGTTAACGCTTTTATAAGGGGTTGTTTAGTGACTCTGTCAAATTCGAGAATGTTTCCTTTAGCTGCTGCATAGATTGATTGATACCATCCCCACTGCTTTCCAAATTGAGTTTGTTCCGAGTAGTCGTTTTGCTCATCTTCTTCGTCTCCCTCTCCAAATAGTCCGCTAAAGCTTCCAGTAATTCTATTCCTAAAGTCCAAAAAAAAAGCGACGCTCCTAATGCAATGCTTACAGGAGTAAACTTCATTAACTCGGAATATTCAGCCGAACCATTGTACTCCATTATCTCGTACTTGTCTCCGTCTTTCTTTACGATAGGTCTGTAAAGAACCGCCATAGCTTTATGCATATTGTCCCAACTGCTCAAATACTTTTCGGCATCTATATACTCACCCCAACTGATATTCTCTAAATCCGGAATAAATCCAAACTCTATCTCACCTATCTTGAATCTGTTTCTGAATGGTTGCTTAACTGAAAACAATCTGTTAAAGTGTTCAACCATATCTGTTAGGTCAGTAGCTTTTATCTTCACTACGTCTTTTAGTTCAATACCACAGAATAACTGAATCATCTTTTCAGAAATGAACTCAGCATCATTTGAGCCATCAGCTGTTCTTCTGAACTCTTGGTAGTGCTTTAGTGGTATCTCGTCTAAAGTTGTTGGTATTAACAATTCTAACTTCATAGTATTAAAACTTTTATTTCGTGTTTCTGTAGTTCATAACGTAGTTATACGCTTCGTTTAGCATTATCAAATGCTTTCTAAGGCTCATAGGGTTATCAAAGATTATACGCACCTTTCTACCTGTACGTTCCTTTATGTACTCTTGTACTACTGCTGTCATTTCTTCAACGGATGGCGTATGTTCCATAGCTTGTATTTAATCCTAACGTTTCCATTTCGTGGTAGCGTAGCGCGTCTATAATGTGATCGTTTCCTCCAGCAGGTTTGTTTAATCTTACCCCCGTCTTATCCGTGTCCCAACAATACGAACGTAATTCTTTGATGAGGTTGGTGCTGTCTGACGTTATTAGATAATCTTGACGCTGCATTACATCTATACCGTAATTGATAGAGTCCTTACCTTTTGTTACTCCTTTAATCGTTATTCCGTGTCTGCGTATCTCTTCAATACTTTTAGGCTCTGCGCTATCAGCATACACAGGAACGTTTTTAGGAAGCTCTCGTGCAATATCCGTGTTTAGCATCCCTGTTCTATAAGCTAACTCCTTAACTATTCGCTGCCCGTTGTATGTATACACCTGAACGATAGCCGTAGGGTCAACACTATAACCAAAGTCTAAACCTATTCCTATCAATCTTGCTTCGGGTGGTATGGTATCTATTAACTTCCAATTGTTAAAAACTACTCCTTCAAGGCTACCAACTAATCCTAACCCATAAACATTCCACCAATTACGCCAGTACTCAGATGTATTCGCCTTTTCCTTGTTCTTTTCTATTTGGTCTATTATGGATTGGTCTAATGCTTCGTTATCCTTGTATGTTAGAATTATGAAATCTGAATCCGGTTCATCTTTTAGTTCCGTATGCACCCAAAACTCATTGGCAGGGTTAAAGTCCAAATAAACCTCTTTCTTTGTACGGATAGCTAACTCATTGTAAGATTCAAACGTTACGTTATTGCACTCGTTTATGTAAAGCACATCACGTCTCGCTCCACGTAGTTTAGATGAATCATCAGCACTAAAGAACTCTATTATACTTCCGTTGCCAAATTCATAGCGTAAAAGAGACTTGTTGAAGTGTTCGTCATTATATCGACCTGTCCACTTCATTATCTTTAGAAAGTCTTTTAAAGCACCTCTACGTAAGTGTGGGATAGTTTCAGCAACTACGCTTATCTCAAGTCCTGAATGCCTTGCTGCTTTGTCTATAAGTATTGGTAAAATACCGAACGTTTTACCTGCCGATGTTCCGCCCTGAATAATCTTAATCCGTTTTTTTAAAGCGAGTATCTTCTTTATAGATGTCGTTACCGTGAACATAAATTAATCTTCAGTTTCGTCTTCTTCAGATTCTAAATTAAATAACGGCTGCTCTACTATTGTGGTCTGCGTCTTCTCTACAAGGTTGTTTAGACGCTGTGTAATAGATGGATTGTACATACCTGCCATACCGCCTTCGATTTGATCTGAGCGTACTTCTCTACGTATACGTGAACAGATAGTTGAAAAGCGTTTATATCTTCCTTTCGTATTAGCAAAATAATTAGACAAGTCTTGTATTATACCTTCATTTGCACAATAGTTTTCAAAGCCTTCTATGGTTAGAGGTCTTTCTTTCTCTCTATATACCATTTCAGCATCTTTACCTACGTAGTCTTTTACAATGAAAGGATTCTCTTTCGTGTTTTTCTTATACGCTTGAAATAACTCCCATAGATGCTCAGGGCTATGTATCTTATTAGGTCTTCCCATTTGTCCGTGTTTTAGTTCAATGAATAGTTATACACTTCAAAGTCTTTTTTGCTTATCTCTTCCATATGGATTAGATTAATGTCGTAATCATAGTACATGGTGTATTCGGCTTCTGCTACTTCTAACATTAGCTTTATTGCATTCCATGTTTTTAAATGTAACTCAGGGTTTATAATCACTATGTAGTAATTAGTTACCACCTGTATTTTGTTCGGCTGCTTTAACATCGTTCGTGTTTTCGTTAAAACTTGATACACAGACAGCGAATCTTTGGTCTATGTCCGTGTACTCACTAACCATTTTATCATCACTCATGCAACGCTTAACAAATTCTTTCTCCGTTTCGGAAGCTGTAGGTTTAGGAATTGGCATCGTCGTACTCTTTGTAGATTCTTTTCAATTGGTTTACTATATCTCTCCAGCACGAACTACATGAAGTAGGCTCCTGTCTAACGTTCAACACTCTATTGTAAACTTTAAGTAATGCGTGTTGATCACTTGGGCTAATCTCTGCCGTATTTCTGCTAAAGAATGTTTCAAGGATTCCGTGTTCGTCTTCCGTTAGGCAGTTAATCTTTCTGTATGGGAATATCTTATTTAGCTTTTCCTTGCGTTTATCACATCCGCAGTCCTCTCCTAATACCCATTTAGCAACTTTATCTATTCCAGTCTTCTTAAATACCTTCTCTAAGCTATCTCCTAAACCTTTAGCGTGTTCACGAACTTCTTCTCTAACATCTTCTTTGATGTCATTTACTAATTCTTTCGCTTCGTCTTTTAATAGGTCTACCACTTCGGTAACTACCTTTGGCTGTCTACCCCTTCTTTTCTTTTCCATTTCCTAATTCTTTAATCAATAATTCTAAATGTACTATTCTTTCTAAAAAGTGTTTACTCTCTATTAGGTTAACATTCTCTTTCTGTAGGCTGTTTGCATACCCAACGTAGGCTAACTCCTTTTGATTCTCTAAATACGCTTTTATTGTCTTCATCGTGCTAAATTAATATATCTTTCTTTTAGTTGGTTAAACTCTTCTTGTAGGGCTTCGTGTTTATCTAATAACTCATTGTGTTCACGTAGAATATTATCAATCTCCCTACGCAAGTAAGCTATCAATTCACGTGCTTCCTCTTTACTGTAATATTCGTTATCCATATTATAACAACTCAAAATCTCCATTCCTGTAATCTTCATAATCTTCTCCTACAGCTTCCTTTAATCGTTGCTTACAATGTTTAATAGTGTGAAAGATTGACGTTAAACTAATCGTGGTTTCTGTTTCAAGTTCACGCATAGACTTACCTGAATCTCTGTATAACTTAAATAACATCGTGTCGTACCAATGCCAGCTCTCTATCTCAGCGTCTATCTTTAAATATAGTTCGTTTTTGGCTACAAATTCAGTACGTTCAGCAGCTTCTTCATTCACATAGATAGCTTCATTTAAGTCCACTTTGTCAATACGGCTCTTCTGTTTACAGAAATCTACATAAATATTACGTAGTACAAACCAAATAAAGCCCTTATTTACTTCTCCGTCTTTTACTATCTTATCCCACGTGGTATATTTGTACAGACGCAAGTACATCTCTTGTACTATATCTTCAGCATAGAACCTCTCACCAAACCCTTCTACTACTTTAACGAAGTATTTATGATGTTTAGCTACTTTGTCAAGCCATTTAGTCGATGTTTCTGTAGATTCTGTTAACAACATAAAGCCAAATTAAATCTATAACCTTAAAAATTAATATCATTCTTCAGGGTTAAGACGTAAAAATTGTAAATAAGGACACGTTTCATCTGAGGTAAAAAGCCAAAAGCGCACCCAGTCTTTTGACCTACGGTGCGCCCTGTATAGTAATAGTCGGTTGGTTTGTCTTGTTCTATTCATCAAAGCTAATGTTATACTCATGCATTATGTCATTTAGCTTTTCACGAATCTCGTATATCACGTCTATTTCTTTTTCAGTTCGATCCACGTTGTACTTTGCTTCAGATCGTAGGTGCTGATCTAAATCAAACATAGCTGAAATCCATGAGGTAACCTTTAAAGCATTTACAGCTTCATGAATATCATCACTCGAATACGTTATATTTACCTCCATCTATTAGTAATAAAGTTAAACCAATCATGTTTAAACCTGCTAAAATAAGCAAAGCGTATGCAAATGTAAGATTTTCTGTTTTATACGCAATGTAAGATAATACCAATGATAGGTATATCACTATAAAAAAATAAATCACCATAGCCTTAATCATTATAATTCATGTATTCATAATACTCATCCCAATGCGTCAAGTCTTGCATCCACATATTAAGGTTGGTAAACTCTTCAGGTGTTAAACTATAGCTTACGTACTCTTCGTGTTTATCACTCCACATATCAACTTTGGCAGTATCTAATATCATTTCAAAGTTATCCGCAGGTGCTTCGTACTTTACGTGAAAGTCAGCAGTACATTTAAACTCTTGCCACTTGCCTTCTACTTTCATACAAAACTCAAATTCACGCTCAAAGCCTGTGAATCCGTTAATCTTCATTTCGATCTCTT